ATCAGGAATTACTGAACCAGAATCCGATACAGCCATGCCAATACGAATTTGTTTGTTTGCATCAGCAGTAGTAAGTGAAGCATCCATTCTTATTATTTTAGGATTAGAATCAAAGCTTGTCCCTGTTCCTGCGGTATCGCTTGTATTACAAGCCAAAGTAAAATCGTAAGTAGTTACTAATGTTGCAGTTGCATTATCAGTTACAGTTATTTTTGTATCAGTTGTACCTTGGACAGAATCTTCCTGTTGACCTAAATATGGTCCGTTCTTGTAAGGGAATTCTTCTAAAGTCCATTCAAAGCCATCACTTGTTCTCCATCCAGAAGTAGTTCCAGTAGATCTAGAAAGCTTATATGGAGCGACTTTAGGAGATACTAGGAAAAGGATATCCGCAGACTGCACAAATTGAAGATCCTGTAACTTCTCATTCGTATTGTATGGAGTACCAGTAATCTTTAAATGAGTAGTAGAATCATCATCTGATTCTGTTCCACCCAGAATTGCACCATCTTTATAAAACTTAATGTATTCTTGACCAAACTCTAGAACATAGTTGTTTGCACTCTCATGTCCAAAGACAAAAGGGATTAATCTAACAGCTTTAGCTTCATTACCTAATGAAGTGTTGCCATCAGTACGACCTACAAATTTTGTTCCTGGTCTACGTGTAAGACTACCTGTGGGACGAACTATTAAGTTCTCTATTGTGGCGGCAGAATAAGCGTATTGCTCATCAGATGCATTACCATGACGTTGTTCTGCAATCTGACCACCAAACCAGTTGGTTTGAGTAAATGTTTGTCGGCCCATTAAACACCACTTGCCGTACTTGCAGAGAAGGGTTTAAACCAACCCGAAGAAGACTTGGATCTAGAATCGATCCACTCATTAGACTCAATCTTATCAGCAGTTCCTTCTTGACCATTGATACTTCTGGCTTCAGATAGAAGAGTCTGATATTTGCCTAACATTAAATCTCTTAACTGGGATTGACCTGTAAGATCCATTGCAATTTCACCTGCCAATGCCATCCCACAAGCCTGAATCAGTAAAGGATCAAACAAAGTTAATGTATTGTTATCACTGTCATGAGCCTGATTCCCAGAATATTTTTTAACATATTTAATGTTTGCAGATGTTGCACTTGTTAGAAGAGCCAACTGATCTTGAGTTTCATGATGTATGATCTCAATTTTCCAGGCATAATCATAATCTTCTTCTTCTTTCAAAGATAAAACTCTCAATGAATCCGCAGGAAGACTATATGCATAATCAAACGTATACTTTGGAACTGTACCGAGTCTTGTCAAAGCATCACGTTTAGTCATGCAATTCCAAGGATGCGCCCTTAATACTGAATTGATTACATCCTTCAGTCTATCCTTGGTTGCAAATGCTTGAGCAGTTTTATCTGAAAAAGCGGCAATTGTCTTATCACCAAGGTTATTCAGTGCAATATTTGCAATCTGAACTGCAACATTTTCAGCCATTATTTTTTAGAGGACTTTTTAGGTTTTGCTTCAGGTTTTTTGTCAGACCAACCTAGTTTTTTCAGTTCTCGCCATTCAGAAGAACCTCTAGTAACTTCCCTTTCGTCACCATCTGTAGAATAAAGAGCAATTCTCATATTATTTTTTGGAGAAAGGGGGCCGAAGCCCCCAATTAATCAATCTATAGTGTAAACCAAGTATCCTGCAAGATCATCGCCATCTACAATAGCGACATCTGTTGTTGATGCTGTGATAATTACACCAGAGTTGGATTCAAAAGACTTAGTTCCACCAGTTGCTTTCAAAGGCGCACCTGTACTACCTGATGCCCCTTCTAAACCGAAATAACCAACAGTATCTACAGAGATTCCGTTAATTAATCCATCTGCGTCTGCCGCAACTGTCGTTCCTGTTAAGTCTTGATAAGCTTCCCAACCAATATCAATTGTCGCACTACTTGTGGTCCAATTAACATAAGCTCGGCTCATCCCCATAAAAAGACGAACCTTACCAGCAGGAAGTTTGCCTAGCCTGACATACGACGTTGCATCTCCAGCACCATCTTGATCGTGCGAGAAATACATAATTCTCATCCTCCCATGTTGATCAGAAGGATCATTCATCGTTGGAGGAACAGCAACGGTATTAGCGTGCTGTGTACCGTTTTGAATGGTTTGTGCCATATTTAATCTCCTTTCAAACGATTAAGATTTATCTACAGCCGCATCTTGACACATAATCTGGACAACTCGTTCTTCTTCAAGTCGAGTCGCTCCAAGTGTCATACGGTAATAGATGTATTGGCTGAATCGTTTGTCAGGTCTTTCAGAGATCCTAGCTACAATGTCTTCCCAAACACACAGGCCAATGCCTCTGCGGTGGAATGCATATACATAATGCTCATCAACAGATGTGACTTGCGGGACTTTATCTGATGCAGACCCTGAATACTCTTCAGTACCAGAAGTCGTTGGGATTTTTTCAGTACGGATAATATTGAAACCCATAAACTGATTTAAATCACCAGCAACTAATGCTCGGACCTGATTGTAATCTGCACTATTAACCTTTGTTGAAGTCAACAGATAGGCTAATTGAGCGGCATTTACAACTAAGAACAAGTTGCTATTTCCATTTACATCATAATCATCAGCTTCACTTGCACCTAGAAGCTTACGAGCATGAATAAGTTTACCTACGGTTAATGGCTGTTGATTACCAACAGTTTCACCATCAACTGCATAAGTGTTTGTTACAGAAGTAATCTTCTGAGCCGCAGGTAATGCAATTGAAGAACTAGAAGAACTACCTGATGTGGCAGAATCTCCAGTTGATCCATATGCAGACCCCTTCAAGGCCCCTATGATTTCTTCATCCATTGCTCTACCCATTGCCATTGCCGCATTTGCGGAATAAGCAGAGGCAGGATCAATGAGCATCCTGAGTTTATCAGGATTATCGATCATATCACCCCAATCATAATCGATAGGTGTGACTCTACGCCTATCATGAGGTGTACTAATTAATGGAGAGTCAGCGTGCCGACTTGTCACCTTTTGAGGTGCAGTAGCACTGATACGGTCCATGAAAACTTCTTCACCAACCTTACCTGTCTCCAAGGTCACTGCATTCCGCATTCTACTTCCCATCTGTTGGACAAGAAGTTGAACATTTGCGGAATACTGCTTAACAAAAGCAGTTGTTACTTGTGTAGACATATTCCGATCCTATTTAAGTTAATAAAATTTATAGGTACGGATTATCCCAAAGGGTCCGAATTAGCCCATGTAACTATGTAATTTGGTCATTTCCTCAACCGCTTTTGCATGATTAGGATGATAACCATCCAAATATGCATTACGGAATTCAGTATCTGCCATCTTACTATTAAATGTTTCTTGGGCTTGTGCAGGGTTCATACCTCCAAGTATAGGAGTGCTGGAGCCTGGAAGAACCGAATCTTCCTGCAACAACTCTCCAACCCTACTAAATACCTTCAGGATTTCTGGATGATTACCCAATCCTGTCTGCTCCATGATCTCTACTGCTTCTGGAGTAGCAAAGTTCATAAATGCTCGTCTGGCTAATTCCACATTCTTATCGAAATTACCACCCCACTCTTGTTGAAGAGCTTGAGTGTTTTCGACTTCAAACTGATCGAATGCTTGCTGTTCCTGTTCTTGTTGTCCAGCAATTGCATTCACATAAGTATCAAATAAGACACTAGCCTGATCATTGTTTAATCCAATTTCATGAGCCAACTGCCTGAAGTCTGCTGTAGTATCAGGATCATAATCACCAATATTATATTCCTCATGACTCTCAGGTCGACCTAAAGCATTGTAGACATCATCCATTGGTTGTCCTGCTTCTGGCAACCGAAGTAACTGATCAGCAGGAACACCCATCTTTTTAACAAGGTGGGCATAAGATTTAGCCAACTTGTCCACAGAATCGAAGTTCTGTAGGGAAGGCTCTTCTGATAACCCATCAGGTAAATGCTGTGGGCTAAAGCTAAGATCTGGTGGGGTATTGACTTGTCCACCACTAATAATAGAAGAGGGACTTGCGGATTCTGAACCATATCCACCGTCAACTGGTGCTGATGGTGCTGATGGTGCTGATTCAGAAGTTGTCGAAGTCGCTACTGCTTCCTCGCTCATAACTATCCTTTAATCTTGCTTGTATCTTATCAATATCAAGCGTTACATAATTAAGAATCGCACATACGACTGATCTACGACCCTCGTTAAAAGCCGTTTCATAGGGTGTTTCACCTACTGTACTATTAAAAAAATAGTTCGACTTCAGTAAATCTTCAAGGACTTCTTGTCCTGCTTCCGTTGTAAATACCTCTTTATAGGTTGCTCGTCTACGTTTTTCTTTATTGAGTAGCATTAGCTATTGTTGCTGAAGCCTGCGCTCGTTTGCTTTCTGCGCTTGCTGAAGTTTCATCTATTCCTGCAATAATCTGTCCTTGTTGCAACT